AACCCATTAGAGAGAATGTTAAATTCCCCGGCAAGTAGATATACTGCTAAATCAACAGCGCAATTAGCTGATGAGTTTGGTTGGGCTGGTGAGGCATACACACCTCGCTATAGTATACGAGGGGATAGTTTAAGAGGTTCTGTAGCTAAAGAAGGTGATGCTGTTGGCCCAGCAGTCAATAGGGCAGGTGATACAGACACTATACCATTGATGATGGAAAGAGACAATAAGTTTCAGCAGTTTATGCACGATAAGTGGAGAGCCGCTCAAGAAGCCCCATCGGGCTCTTGGGAGCGTATAAGAAATCTACAACATCTTGCGGCAGTACAGTTGACACTTTCTCTTGGTTCTCGTCATGGGCACGTCTTTAGGGCTACATTTAAAGACCTTATAGCTGACAATGACGGTTTCTTAAAGACCAATAAACTAAAGCACTATGACGAAAAAGTACCAGAACGCTCAACTATGATGTTTCCTCTAGATATGGGTGAGGCACATACTGCTATTAGAGCATTAGCACACGAGATGCGCCAGTACGGTAAAGTACATAAACAGTCTGATAACCTAGAAGATTGGATTGACCCTGACGCACAACTATTTAGTTTCAAAGTAAATCCAGACGGTACATCTGGGTTTGGGTCTAAGTCAACTGACTCCCTTACCTACATGTTGCGAGGTCTTAGAGATGAAGGATGGGTTGACTTACCAGAGAACGCTGAACAACTAAGGCAACATGCCGCTACAATGCTAGTACTGCAAGGTATGCCTTTTGAGCATGCTAAAGAACTACTAAATCATAGGGATGTTGGCACTACACAAATCTATATTCGTGAGATGCCATACATTGGATTTAAGTCCGATAATATAATACAGGGCGGTACTGGACGGTTTGACTCAAACACATATAAGCAGGTAAGTATAGCAGGACGTCTAAAGAAAGCCTTTCAGGATGTAGAAAAACGCTTAGAAGACTCAGGAGAGGTTATTGAAGATAGCGAATACTATACCTCACTGTCTGATAGGGTTGAAAAATTTAGCGAAATAGTTAAAGCGACAAAAGCACCAAGGGCTAAAGGTGCAGAGATTGCTGGGGCTGAGTACGCAAGTATAGTATCAGAGTTTACAGATATTGTTATGTACGACCCGGCTCTTAGAGGGTTGGTAGATGAGTATATTCCAAACTGGGCTAGGTCACTGGCAGACGGTGGTGATGTTATTGGCGCAGGTGCGGAAGCAGTAAGGGTTGCTGATGAAATGGCAGTACTTATTGGTGCTTTTAATATGGTATCAGAGATAGATAGAGGTGTTAAGTTTGCCGAGAATGTTAAAGGGGCAACTAACCATAATTACAACCCAACAGATGGTAGGACAAGGGCACAATTCTATGCTGATAAAGCATTAAAAAGACCTAATACTAATTTTGACAAGCCCGGACTGCTAAACAGGGCAGGCTATTTCATCCAAGATGGTAAGTATGAGTGGGCCGGTAATATCAAACGTGCAAATACAAAAGCAGGTCGGGCAGAGCAGAAAACAATTCGTGAGTACTGGACTGCCGAACGTGATAAGTTAGCAGGGCAGGCTAACCTACACTGGAATGCTGAGTTTGTAGGTTTAGACCCAAAACTTACAAAAAGTACCCCCGAAGTCGCTAGGCGAGAAAAACTATGGGATAGTTGGGTTTCTGACAACTTTACTAACGCTAAGAATGGCGATGAGATTCTAGAAATGAATGTCATCAGGGCACAAGACTTAGAAGAAGGCAGAAAAACTCTAGATGTATCTGATGCGCTAAGACATGGCTTACAAGTTAAACAGATGGAATTGTTCCATGAATGGAACCAGTTAAGAGGTTTAGCTGACGGTGACGCTACCAACGCTATATCTGGCGATTTAGACTCTATATTTTCTATGCTTATGGGGCTAGGTGGCGAGGCTGGTTTACGTGGCGCTCAGAAAAATCCTAGCTGGGTATATGCTAGGATAAATGAGTTAAAGAAAATACACATGATGAATTCTTTACTTAATAAAAGCTGGCTTGATGATGCTGGTAGACTTATAGCTGATAAAGATTTAAGGTTGCCTTCTGACCAACAATTTAAAGACTGGTTAGAAGAAGATGATGTATCAAAAGTCTTTAAAATACACAGAATACATCCTACTAATTCAGAAGCAGATATAATACAAGCAATGCACAGACTGGCAAGTACTGGTAGTCATACTATATTTGGTGGCGACTTTGCAAAATTCTCTAAAGCCCACCCAAATGAGGCTAATGAGTGGGTAGAGGGTGTTGGTAAAAAGCTGGCTGTGCTACTCTTTGAAAATCAAGAGTGGGGAGCAAAGATACAGGCTAATATAGAACACGACTATACTGACTTCCTAGAGAGAATAAATGCTTACAGGCAACAGAGACCCCAGATAAAGGGCTCAGAAGGTATAATAAGAAATGGTGTAACAGCAGTAATGTCTCTTGGTGGTGTTGCCAGAATACAAGACGTTGCAGAGAATATAACTAGCCTTACTAATGTGTTTGGTAAGAACTTCAACGAATGGTATAATGGCGAAAGTGTTATGGCTACTATAATTAGACGTAGCCCATTGCCTATGGTATATAGTGCTTTTACTGGAGGTACGGCAGGGCTAGCACGACCAATAACTAAGGCTATATCTGCCAGAGCAAGGCAGTACTTAAAGGCTGAGAGAGTAGGCATGCATGCTGGCGCACAGTTTGAGGCTATCTCCCAAGACTTGGGGCTAGATAGAATAGCTACTACTGTGGAACAAGATAACTTTGAAATGCTAGGACACGAGTTCTTTAGCGGTCTTAGAGTTAAAAACTTGGACGAAATACAGAAGTGGGAAGATACTGTTGGTAATATAAAATATAGAAAATTCGCAACTAAGAAACGACAAAAGGCTGGAGCATTAACCAGACTAAAAGACACACTACGTGAAAAGGATACTCTTCAAGTGCCCGGTGAAGGGGTACTTAACGATTATCTTAGACAAGTAGACATAGTACTTGAGCGTATTCACCCCGAAGACTGGCATTTATATTTTGAAGATATATACTTAAAGCATGCAGATGGCACATACATGGTAGACAAAGCAGGGGACTTTATATGGACTAAACAGGGGCAAGACCTACTATACCTTAAAGACATGATGCACCAGATGGACAGGATAGCTGGAGAGCGTGGTGTTAAGGTTGTAGAAACAATAAGAGGTAGAGGTGGACAATACTTATCTAACTACTTCCCACGCATGTACAAGATGGAGAGTAAAAACAGACTACAGGAAAGGTCTGGTAGAAACTATCTTCTTAACTCTCAAGCCCAGTTCTTTGAGGCACGTGATGAAAGTCTAGAAGATATTATTGATGTTATAGGCTATGGTAGGGACGGTAAGGAAGGCGCTAAATATGAACTTGAGAATGTAAGTAAACGAGCAGAATCTTATATTGAAAGTATGTATAAAGAGATTGCAGACCGTGAAACAGTAGAGTGGATTCAAGATACACAAGACTATGCAAGATTGGAAGAACTGCGGTCTAAGCTAGATGGTGACCACAAGGCGGCAAGAGCCCTAGAGTCATTAATAAATGAGCGGTTACCTAAAAAGATTACTGAACCTTTAGCAGAAGGCGCATTACCCGAAGAACTTACTGAACTTGCTGGGTTATCTGATACTGATAAACTACGAACAGTTATAGCGGCATTTAGTGGTGACCCAGAAGGCGCTAAATACTTAGAGTTACTTGCTGATAGGTCTGCTAAAGCTACTGAAACTTTAGCAGGGCTTCAAAGTCAAATACTAAAGTTTACGGCAAGAAAACGAAAAGAGACTACTGCGGTAATAAGTGACTTAAATAAATATGCTATTGCAGACGAGAAAGGTTTAGACCAAATACTCAGGACAGTTAGAGTACTTGACCCTAGAGACCAGCAGGCAATAAAACAACATCTAGTAGTTAGTAATAACTTCTTTGGTAACTTCTTAAAATGGCCTGCATTTGTACTACAAAGACCTACAGAGGCACTACGATACTTTAAATCTGGTGTTGACATGGGTGCGCCGATGATTCATGGTTTTAACTCTTTGGTAAGAGCCCCACTTGGGCGAGAAGGTTTGGACGCAAGTTCTACAAAAACTTGGTTTAAGGGTGTTAAGAATATGATTCGATTTGCTTGGGAACCCGACAACTACGATAAGTATATAGTAGATAATTTGCAGTTAATGAATGAAGCAAGCGAGTATGTAAGACTTGGTACTCCAGAACCTTTGCAAATAACTGATACAAGCGCAACTATGAAAAAGGTAAGAGAGTGGGCATCTAAACAAAAATGGAACCCTGCTAGAGAATCTAGATTCTTACAAAGATTTGAGACAGGATTTACAGGGTACTTGGACGTTATGCGTACAGAACTCTGGAAGGGTATGAAGGGTAGTGTGGATAGTGACTTAAATAAAGCCGCTAAGAATCTAGACTCTGCGGCATTTGAGAGATTAAAGAGTAAAAAGTATCATGAGTTGGGTGCTATCATAAATAAGATGACAGGTGCTTTTGACCCGGAAATGGCACAACAAACCCCATTCCAAAGACTTATAGAGAACAGCTTACTGTTCTTCGCACCAATGTACAGAAGAGCAACCTTTGGTGTTATGGCTGATGCTTTCCGAGGCGGCAAGCGTTCAGAAGAAGCACTAAGACAGATGTCTGGTATTATAATAGCAGGTGGTATGATGGCATCCCTTGCAGAAATGACAGGCAATAATAGTAGAGCCTTCCTATTTGACGAAGAGGGAGAGCTAGGCGAGGAGGGCGCACTAGATATAACAGCTAGGTTTGGGAAGTTTAACATCGGTGGTATGCAAACTGGTATAGGTACTGCATGGTGGACTATATTTAGAACAGCGTCAGATGTAGCTATGCACATGTATCATGGTGAAAATGAGATTGACCTAGATAAAGACCATTGGACTAACCACTGGGCAGTGACTATGATGGGCAGAAGAGGTAGGTCACAGCTTGCCCCCGGCTCATCACTAGCACTCGATATATTTAGTGGCTCAACCTTTATTGGCGAACCACTCAGAGATGCCGATGAAAATAACTATGCCGCAATGGGTAAGCACTTAGCAAGGTCTACAGTACCTTTCTGGCTAGACGGTATATTTGCAGGGGGTGTCAGTGGGGCACTTATAGCTATGCCAGCAGAGTTCCTTGGACTTTCATCATACGAAATCAGTAGCTATGACAAGTTAACTAAAGCTAGACAGGAAGCTATAGCTAGCTGGGATGACACTAACTTTGGCGATAATAGTGTTAAGAAGTGGCGAATCTCTCAAGAGATTCAAGGTAAAAACGCTAACTATATAAATATGCCTTACCTACTAAAGAGGCATCTTGATGAGCAAAATCCACAGGTAAAAGCACTAAAGCATGAGCATGACATACTCTATGGTACTAGTACTTATGGTGATGCTGAGACTATGCTAGACTATAGAAGGTTTAAGGCGCAAATAGATAAAGAGGCTTTAATGACTCTTGCCAGACTTTCTAAGAGTGTGGAAGCTGGCACAGCAGATTATGGACAATTACAAAATGCTATAAGTAATGTGAAGTACGCTAAGCGTGTATCTAATCAGGCTAAGATGACAGAAAACCCAGAGTTAGCCGCAAGGTTCGGCTTGCTTAGGCAGGCAAATGCTAATTCTGAAATTATATTTATGGGAGATATATACTATGATGCTTGGCAAGAGTTAAGAAATGACCCATCTTTTAAAGATGAAGATGGTACTTTTAACTACAAAAAAATGCACGAGGCTGAAGCTGAATTCTGGGCTAACCCCAACATGCTACAGTATAAAGACTATATAATAGAAAGAAGCAGGCAGTGGAATGAACACTTACCTGTAGTTAGAGAATTTGAAGAAGCAAAAGATTATTTAAGAGACCAGAAGTACTGGGATATTGAAGACCTTATCTGGACTCCGGGCTCACAACAACATTACGATGCTTCGGAGTACTTGAAGTTGCCTTCAAGATATAGAGATGCTATGAGAGCAAATGACCCATACTACCAGCAAATACAAAGAGAGGTAGAAAGAAAACGAATTGAGATGGTCTCGCAAAACCAAGAACTAGATAGAATACTAGTAACATACTATGGCAATAATCCTAGACATCCCTTAAATACAGGGCTCAAACAAAGGCTTATGCAAGAAAATGCAACAAGACCATCAAGGACACCAGACCCTACAGCTTTTACAGTGTCCGAAACAGGTAGAATACAAATATCACCAATTGAGCTATAATAATTGACAGGAGATATATAATGTGGTATAATTTAAGTGGAGTACCAGCGTGGGACATCCAAGGAGGCACTAACCGTGGCTGAGTACGAGGCGAATCAAGATAACAACAGTACTAACGCAGAAGCGGACATCGTTGATAACGTATCTGATGAGCAAAAAAATTGGCAACGACAATTGAACCGGGCCAGAGAGCAGAACAAGGAACTATTAAAAGGGTATCTGGAGTTAGGCGAAACTAAAGCGGCCTTATCACGTGTAGAGGGCGCAGTTGAATCACTCATTGACCACTTTGCGCAAAGTAGTTATGACGATTCTCCAATCACAGGCGTGAAGGATAGTCTATCTCAGCAACGACAGAGGGACACTTCTATGTTGATGCACAGAACTCAAATTGCCGATGTATTACACGACAATGATAGTACTTGGGACTCCGAACAAATGGAAGAAGCTAGGGCTAAGTGGGAAACAGGTGACTACGCTGGTGCGCTGTCCTCTGTCCAGTCTGCTTTTTCACAACCAGTGGCAGATATAGATGCAGAAGTCGAACGAAGAGTACAGGAAAGACTGCGAGAAGGGGGGCGAGAGGTTGACTCTGGTTCTTCCACAGGCGCAGGTCAAAGACGTATGACTTGGGGCGACGCCGCAAACATATCTCCCGGTATGAGCGAAGACCAGTTGGCGGCTCATGCCGATACGGTTTTAGACCAATTCTTTAGGAGAAAATAATGGCGACAGGAGCAACAGAGTTTATCGACAACACTACTGCTGATGTCTTCATACCAGAAATTTGGTCACCCTTGGCAATCGTCGCACGAGAACAACAATTAGTCTTTGCTAAGTTAGTTGACCGAAGATTTGAAAATGGTTTATCCGCTGGGGACACAATTCACGTTCCCGGTGTTAGTGATTTAGCGGCAAGGTCAAAGTCCGCAAACACTGCCATTACGTATGAGACTGTAACAGAGTCGAATACTGACATTTCAATAGCAACACATAAGTATGCCGCTATTGCTGTGGAAAGTATAACAAAAGTACAAAACAATAGAGACCAGTTGCAACTATATGCTGGCAAGCTGGGGTATGCTCTAGGCTTGGATGTTGATGACACCCTCGCTGGACTACCCGACAACTTCAGCAACACAGTTGGAACACTGGCGGCAGAGAATACATTTAACAACTACCTGCGAGCAATCCAGTATCTTGATGATGCTAACGCTCCAGCAGAGAGTAGATATTTTGTAATCTCACCAGCCGCTCAATCTGGCTTGATGAAGATGGCTGAATACACAAGCAACGACTACACAATGTTACACGGTGAAGGCCGAAACACTGCGTTAGAATTTGCATATGTAAAATCCTTCTTGAACATTCCAGTATACAAATCAACAAACGTGGAAGGCTCAAACTCCGCAGGGCACGACAATACTCTCTTCCAAAAAGAGGCTATTGCTCTGGTTATGCAGATGAATCCTACTATGCACAGCATGTTTGACATTGACTACTTTGCAGACAAAGTGGCTATCGAGCAGTTGTATGGTACGCAAGAAATGCGAGATGACCACGGAGTATGGATTAAAGGAGCCTAAATTGGCAACGAAGAAGAGTGAAGTTACTGATAGTAACGCTGATGCACTAGAGGCTATATTAACTAAACTAGGGGCTATGGAAGACCGAATCTCCACTATGGAAAGTAAGTCTTCCGAGCCTCCTAAACTACGTATGACTGAGGATAGGGGAGACCCTTATAAAGACCAGCGAGTAGTACAAGACTCGTTGTTCTCTGAGGCTCCCACACTCCTTACAGAAGGCGATATAGTACGACTCAAAGAGGATACCGAAAAAGCTAATGTAATCATGAGTAACCTAGATAAACTTGGTGAAGATGTTGTACAACAGATTAAAGATAAAGGTATACTTGGTAGGGTTGAAGACTATAAATTAACTAATGCCAGAAATGCTGACCCTAAGTTTAGGGTGACATTCCCCGGCATAGGCCAAGACGGAGTACATATGTCGGAGATAGAAGTAATTGAGCGAGTCTAAGACTGGCGAAGAAATACTCCTTGATACTGCTAAGATTCAGCAGAGGCTAGATAGGCGTAAGGATAATCCTTATTCCCGGCTTGAAGGAAGCTGTCATGTGCCAGTAGACGCTAGTAGCGCATTGAAGAAGTCGCACATTAAAGGTACTACTAATACTTTTCTTGAGGCGATGGACAAGCGTGGATATACGCTAGTCTCTCAGCTACGATTGTTTGGGCCTTACGAGGCAGTAGAATTAGATACGAGCAAGCCCCTTCCAGAGATGGAAGAGTGGCGAGTAAGAGGAGTATTTAAGAAGGATAAACCAGAGTTTCAGAGAATTTATCTTGACCCAGATATGGTCAAGCAAGACTCAGAACACTCTTTAACCGCAGACAAGTTATAGGAGAACGATATGTCCCTTTACCCGGTACAGCATGTCCCTAGCCGTCAAAACCTACGCAATGCTAATGGTATGACAAGGGACTTCGGATTTCAAGAATTTCATACAATAGATAGTGTCGAATGGTTTGATGACTTTTTAGGAGACACAATCCACGGCGGCTATGCAACAGCTACTAACGGTACTGGCGCAGACGCACTGGCTATTTCAGCCACAGGAATTAGCGGAGAGGCAACCATTAAAAACGGTACTGCTGATGATGCTTATTCTGGATTTGCACTAGGACTGGAGTGGTATGGTCAGCTAAACTGTGCTATGGCAGTACGGTTGAAGACTGACGACATTGCGGCTACCAAGATTGAAGTAGGGTTTACAGACGCCACAGATGATGGTGGTGCTTGTAATGACCTTGACGGAGCCACATTCACAGCTACAGACTGCGCAGTATGGGCGTTTGATACAGATGACAGTACAGATAACTGGAAGCTGGCATCAACACCAGACGGCGGTACTAACGATACCGTGACTGATACTGGATTTGCCCCAGCCGCAGATACATACGAGACATTAATAGTAGCCCTTGAGGATACTACAGCACACTTTTATAGGCTGGACTCAAACGGCTACCAAACATATTCAGCTAGTCAAACTACTGGCCCGTCTAAAGATGTAGCCCTAACTCCTTGGGTATTCACCCAGACTAGGGAAGCCTCTGATGAGAAGACAGTAACAGTTGACTTCATCAAGGTTTGGCAAAGGAGAACCGTGAACTAATGAATAGCCACGTAACAATCTTTTCCAGTTCCGCTCGTGGTTCTGGCGCAACGAACAGTAATATGATTACTAATCACTGCGCCAAGGGCGGTATATTCTGGCTTGAGGTTACGGCGGTGTCAGGGAGTAGTCCCACACTAGATGTTAAGTTACAGGGGTATGACCAAGATGGAGGCGACTGGGTAGACCTTGGCGACAATGTGGCAGGTACAGGGGCTTACGCTTTTGCACAGAAAACAGCGGCAAGCAAAGACCAGTTAACTATATATCCCGGCTTGACAGCAAGCGGCAACGCAGTATGCTCAGGCATATTACCAAACCAAATACGAGCAGTAGGCACAGTGGGCGGCTCGTCCACTCCTACAGTAACATATACATTAGGCGTAGACTTTATAGAATAGGAGGGCCGTATGGCTAATGAACTACGACATTCTGACGTAGGTACAGCCCTTTCTAAAAGTGAGTGGGAAGCTGTTGGCGGACACATATTTAACAGCCAAGCGGCTGGAGATATCATGTACGCCAGCACCACTTCCCAGCTTTCTAGGCTGGGTATAGGTTCTGCTAACCAAGTATTAGCGGTTAACAGTGGTGCGACTGCCCCCGAATGGGTGTCAGCCGTAAACCTAGCAACCAATGTTACTGTATCTGCAAACAACACTACTAACGAAACAGTATACCCTGTTTTTGTTGATGGTGCTACAGGGACACAGGGGGCCGAAACAGACACTGGCCTTACCTACAATCCTTCTAGCGGATTACTCACCGCTACAGGCTTCTCAGGCAACTTAACAGGGACGTTACAGACAGCATCACAGACTAATATTACGGCAGTTGGAACTATTTCAACAGGTGTCTGGCAAGGTACTGCTATAGCCTCTGGCTATATAGCGGCTGACGCTATTACTGGTGCGAAGATTGCAGACGATGCGATTGACTCTGAACACTATACTGATGGTTCTATCGACACCGCACACATTGCGGATAATCAGGTAACCTTGGCTAAAATGGCTGGACTCGCCAGAGGTAAGATTATCTATGGTGATGCTAGCGGTGACCCGGCGGCCCTAGCTGTAGGCAGTAATGGAACATATCTTACTACAGATGGTACGGATATATCATGGGGCTCTATCGCTTCAGCCGCTGTTACAGCATTAAATAATGCTACAGCAAATGAGCTTGTAACAGTAGGAAGTACAACAACTGAACTTGATGCAGAAGCCAATCTGACCTATGCAAGTGACGTATTAACAACAACCTCCTCATCAGCCAGCTTACCCAGAATAGACATTACAAATACACATGCTGGGGCAACTGCTGGTGAAATAAGATTTAATAAAGATAGTGCATCTGGTGATGATAGTGACGTTATGGGTACTATATCATGGTATGGTACTGATGCCGGTGAGAATACTCACCAACAACTAGCATACATGGATGCAATTATTACAGATTCTGCCCACGGTTCTGAAGCGGCGTCTTTAAGATTCTATGTGGCAGAGAATGATGGTACAAATACTCTGGGCTTACAGCTTGCTGGGCAGGCTGATGATAATGGTGAAATTGATGTAACCATTGGTGCAGGAGCCGCATCTACTACAACCATAGCTGGTACGCTGACTATGGGAAGTACAGCGGCAATGACTAATGCAGGACTACTTAGTGTAGCAAACCAGTCTAACATTACTGGTGTAGGTACTATATCGTCAGGTACTTGGGAAGGAACAACTATTGCAGTTGACCAAGGCGGTACTGGGGCAACTAGTCTAACTGATGGGGGAATATTATTAGGTTCTGGCACTAGTGCAGTAACAGCTATGTCTGTACTTGCTAATGGAGAAATAGTAGTAGGGGATGGGACGACTGACCCAGTAGCACTGGCGGCATTCACCGGCTCTACTGGAACCTTAAAGCATGAAAGAGGCGGTATTGAAGCAGATATATCTGCCATTGCTAAGGGTGGTATAATTGCTGGTTCTGGAACTGGCAGTATGGCTATACGCACTGTTGGCAGTAATGACCAAGTTCTGACTGCTGATTCTTCTGAAGCTACTGGAGTGAAGTGGGCTGATGCAAGTGGTGGTGGAACAATCCAGCTTACCAACCAAGGAGCAATCCCTGCTGGAGCCCCGGTTTCTGTAGATAGTAACGGAAGGGCTACAGTAATTAGTGGTTTGGGGAATGACCTATATAACTTAGGTGGAAAGCATGACGATACGGCAGGGACTACTGATAATCCTTCTGGAACTAATGCCACTGGAACAGAGTACACAGGCTATAGCTTTAACATAGTTGACATGGGGTCTACAGGTATTGCACATATTGTACAAAACAATGGGTACAATAGAATCCAAGTACATATTGGCACATACTCCCAGACAGCAGGAACAACTGCTGGGACAAGGGAAATACAGTGGGGAGTCGAAACAACCTTGGCAGTAGCTAACTCTGATAGGGCTGTCGGCTGTTGGAATCCTGACGACTCACTACTATGTATCATGTATAAAGATACTGGCAATAGCAAACTTTACCTAATACAATATCCTATTAGTAACAGTACACTAGGTACAGCAAGTACAGCATTAGAAATCCATAATGGGGCTATAAACAATGGTGCTTTTGAGATAGAGTACGATAAAAATGATAATAGATATATAGTATTGTTTTCACCATATGGTGGAGGCACTTCTGATAACTTGATGTGTGGTGTCTACTATAATAACAGTGGTACTCCAGCACAGACTATTGCCCCATCACAGGTTTCGGGAGATGTGCATAGTCGGTACGCACAATTAAAATGGGCTAATGGGGCGTCAGGTAAAGATGATGTTGGGCTTATCGTATACGAAGACTATGACGATAGTCGGTATGTCAAAGCTGTTGGAGTAACACATAACAACTCAGATACTATTACCTATACAGGTACACCAGTAGAAATATTTGGTGCAGATAAAGCATATAGACTGGGCGATGTCCCACGAGGAACACCGGGAAATATATCATTTGACACTACTGCACCTCCAGCCGCTGGAGGTTTTGCTACAACTGATGATGTGTTCGTTGTAGCTTGTCCCGGAGCAGATGGGGATGGTGACATTTACCCATTTGTTGTGCCTGTAGCTGTTGACTCAAGTGATTGTTCAATAGTAGCTGGTACGGTAGAAACTCCATACACAGTGGTTCCTGACTATACGAAGGTAACTAGGTCAGGAGCATCTACCTTTGTGAATGAAGCAGACCAATCTCCAATGTCTGATGCAGAGGGAAATCATATGGCTATATGCTATGACCCTGACCGAGATGTCCATGTACTAGTATGGCGTATGTTCCATTACTATGAGAACTTTGACTGGGATGGGGGTATATTCCAGAATGGTTCGGCACTTGTATCACAAACATTAACACTAAACGCATCCAACAACGCAACTATCGACAATACCTATAACACATCATTTCACCCCATACTGGGAGATAGGCAAAGCACACATAATCAAGGTGTTAACAGAACTACCTCTATGGGAGTAGGTCTTTTGGTCTACTATGGGGTAGGGCTAAGTTACAGTACACACTACGATACTATGTTTATGGTTGGGCATAGAAAAATTACTACAGATTCAGATACAGAATATGAATACGATAGACACTTCGTCTTTGCTTTTAATGGGCAGACTACTGCCCAAGGTGGTAGTGCGGCACTAACATATGCTCCTAGCAGTGTAGATAGAATCATAGGATTTAATACGACTGCTATATCAGATACTGGTACTGGGGCTACTGCTACAATATCACTCCCCGGCTCTGAAAATACCAACCAGACAGGATTGACTACAGGTAAAAAATACTTTATACAGGATAGTGGAACACTGACTGTATATAGGGCATTATTTAGTAGAAACTTCTTAATTGGTGGAGTTGCAACAAGTGCCTCAACTAAAATAATGCCAAAACTAGCGGCAAATGGGATGCAATTTTAATGAAAGCTATATGTATAAGAGAAAATAATTGGTGTATAGATATAATTCCTGATAGGGGTAGGCTGGACTTAACCTCTACACCAGTAAAGGTTGGGAGCCAAAATATAATAGGCGTAAGCGGTTCAGATTTCATAGCCTACGATAATGTGACCGAGACTAGTGGTGGGGTAGAAGTACTTAAAGGTACTAGTTGGAAACTATCATTATGGAAAGGCGATAAGTTTATTTATAACGGTTCTGCTTGGTCACTCAACCCTACTATAGCAGAGTACGAATGTGGGACAGCTAACAAACGAGGGTATTGCAGAACAGTAAATGCTTACAATGCGGCAACCTGTAGTGAATGTGGTGGGGCATTACTCTAATATATGTTATATGTATATATTAGTGTCACATGACAACATGTGTCAGGAATTTAGGAATAAAAACGAGTCTATTTGTCAACCATGTGTCAGTAAATTGACATATTTAGGAAGCAGAGGTGTCATATGTTTGACTTCATAAAAAAGGTATTTACAATTAAGGGGTTGACTCTGCCGACGGCAGGGTTGAAAATGCCTAATCTTAATGTCAGTATGCAAACCCCCACACTCATGGGCTGGTCTACAACGCTTAGACTTTTCTGGCCCAAGATACAGCTTAGCGGCAGTGCCGTCAAGATTGGTACTATGGCAAGTTTTATTGGGCTGGCTATTGCGACAGGCGCATACTTCTTAGCAGTCGAGGGGATTGAGCAAGCACCTACCTACCCACAGGCGGCAGTCTATGATGTAGGTCAGGACTACAGGCTTAACCAAGAGAAGGTACATGTAGGTACTAAGAATACTTTCCCCGATGATATGCCGCAGGTTAACCGTGCCGTACAAACGCTTAACCTCGTGGTGAACGGCGCAAGGATAGACCAGCTAAACTTTGACACAATATCAATTGGTAAAGCTACTGGTTTAGAAAACGCTATCAAGGTACATGGGGCCGCTAATGGCAACAACGGTACATTTGATGTAGCCTGTGATACTATTACGATTGATGGTTTGGAGGCTCCAACATTCAAGCTGGACAACTCAGAAATCCACGAACTAATAATACAGGACAATGTGGCTGATGGACTGTCCGTGGGCTCTACCCTAGCCAGCGTATCAGACATTGAAGTGGGCAGTACTCGTGGGGCGATAAACGTACCGTCTGCTAAAGACTCAACGTATGACCGAATAATTATCAACTCATCTACGGCGAGTAGCATATGTAAGGGTATGACATTTAAAGATATTAAGGTGTTTGGTACGTATGCTGATGGCAACAATGCCGCAACACCAGCCGTGTATTTATCATATGTGAAAGCCGGTAAATTAATAATTAAGAATAGTATTGTGGGTGATGGTACTGGGATTGATAGCCCAAGTTTCATCATAGACCCGACAACTAAAGTAACTACTTTAACGGCAACGAATAACATTGAGCGACCAACCACCATCAAATAAGACAGAGATTACTGGTGGACAGTTACTTATCGCTGTCATTTTTATGCCAGTGGTTGTTGTATGGTTGACGCTGGCGGCACGTATTATATGGTCTGCCAGTTCAAACCCGGAGACATTGGATAACATTGAAGGTTTGCTAACAGCGTTAGCAGTACTAACAATTCCTGTCAGCGGAGGGCTGGCTAAGATATTTGAATCATTCGGTAGTGATAAGTAGACAAAGTATTAAGGATATGGTATAATAAGGTATGCCTAGTATAAGTGGACTTGACGATAAGATAGACGCAGTATTAGCATGTGCCCAAGTAACCCTTGACGCTAGTCTTGATGATAGGGCGAGGGCTGATGAATTGCTAATAGCCAGAGCGCTATTAGGTAATTTGCGTGGCAATATGGTTAGGTTCGATAATGATATAGAAACCAGAGAACAAGCGGAGCGTAGAGTTATTGACTACAGTATTAGGAATATTAATCATAGCGATTGTAGTAGCTGTATGGCTCTCTCTGCCGCCCTCTGATATAGATAGAGAAAGATGGAGGAGACCATGAAAATACATAACGGAGCATTGACAGGACGAGGGGATGTACCTCTCTCAATAAGTACAGAAAGCGGTGATAGTCAGGGTATGACTGTGGCAGGTATTATGGAAGTAGCCTGCTATTACAAATCTAATCTGGACGCTCAAGCGGACGTCGCAGATTTGGCAACGATGAGGAAGCTAAATAAAATTTTAGATGCCGTAGAAAAGCCAGAATGCTGTATTGAAGTAGACGAAGATAACTTTGAGTTCATCAAAGAGTCTATAGAGAACATCGTTGTCCGTAGCTGGCCTATCCACGCACCACAGGTGATAGACCAACTTGATGAATACAAGTGCGACTCCGATAGTTGCGATAATTGCGATTGCAACGATTGAACTTTATGCCCTATCGCTGGGTATTAATGGACATTTAATGATGATGACTATGGGGCTTATTGCACTCATAGCAGGCGTAAAGCTAAAGGACTGGTGGGATAGCCGTGGCTAGAACTCGTACACAACTAAGGCAGATGGTCGTTGACCAGCTTGAAGTACCTAAGATAACTGGTACTGCCGAGAGTAGCGGTAGTAGTACGAGTACGTTATTAGATAAAGACCTGCAAAGGTTTGGCGATAATGATTTAATTGGCGCATGGTTATATATCTCAAGCGGCTCCCCAACATACAAGGACGTGCGCATAACTGATAATGTACAAAGTACTGGGGTGGTAACATTCCGCCCTACTCAGATTTCTGGCGCACCCGACAGCTTAACATACGAAATACTACCATACGAGTCAGAGGCAATCCACACTGCTATCAATGAGGCAATGGATGAACTATATGACTCTGGTACGTTAGTGAGAAATATCTGGCTCAATCATTGGCTAACCGACAGCCCCATATATAACTCTGGCTTTGAGTACTGGACGAGTGCCAGTGCTGTAGATGGATGGACTGTTGGGACGACCACAGTGAGCCGTAGAAACTATGCTAGTGACCATGTAGTACCCGGACAGAATGCGGCCCGCTTAGCGGCGGCAGGGACGCTTACTTTGGACGATAAGTATGCACAGTTCCTCCAAGACTTGAGCGGCGATACCGTAACACTACGAGCATGGGTGCGAAGCAGTTCTAGCAGTAATAGCAGGGCTCAATTAATAGTAGACGGCAGTGTCGTCGCAAGTACTGACTACCATTCTGGTGATGGACAGTGGGAAATGGTGAGTGCTGATGGATATAATGTGGCAGATACAGCAACGAAAATTACAGTACGCCTACAAAACTCGTTGGCGGCGTCGGGCGATTTTGGGGCGGTCTGGTTGGAGGGCGGCACTAGGATACGTGAGTACCCTTTTCCCATTGGGCTGGCTCCTAATGGGCCTGATTCCGTGTTTAGCTATCATATATCTGTTGATGAAGGCAATAAGGTAAGTACTGTTAATGCTCGGCGCATGGAGAGTATTAGGTATAGTTTTAATAAGTATAAATATAGTACTGATGAACTTGGTGTATTAGAATTACAAAGCATCCCTAAAAGGTTGCAGGTTCTAAGAATGCCAACATCAGTACCTTTAACATTACCAAGCACAGACTCTAGTAATATTGAAGTTAATAGGGTTGATAGCTTGTTGATAGCTAAGATGGCGGCGGCTAAATTATTGATAAAAGATATGATGCACGGCCCATCCTCATTTAGAACGAGGGCATCTGAACGTGCAGGCATCCTAATGCAAGAGACAAGACAGTTGGCTGAAGGCAGAGGAGCCACAGCCTCTAACGCTGTACCTCTATCCCCCACGTGGTAAATGAGAACAATAACATTACAGGACAAGGTTTCATCTCCTAGTACTGAACTGCGGCTTATAGTTGAAGAGGAAGAAGGCGGTGTTGAACGGTGGCGAGAATTCCGAGCGCCGAAGCTACCTCCTCGCAGAACACAAGGCGCACTTACAGTATCAGAACAAGACCCACTTGTAGACTTTACATGGGCTCAAGACGACTGGTCAGATGGTGGACTACGACCATACTATCGAGAAGCTGATGCGAGGTACGCACTTGCTATGGGTATTGATGCCCGGTGGGAAGGCGTACTGTCGTTGGGCATGGCACAGAGTGCCCCACTAGACTATCTAATACAGGGCATGGGCGCTGAGCGTGAAGGTGACTTAGGAAAGTGGACTAGTGTAGGCTCGGCAGTCACACTCACTCAAGAGAGTACTATAGTTAATGATGATGATGGTACGTATTCGTATAAGTTTGTGGCGACAACCGCAGATGGTAGTGCAAGCTATGTAAAACAGAGTCTGGCAAACCCTACACTCTATCGAGGTAGGACAGTCACTGTTGGTATATGGATGTATGTTACTACTATAGGTAGTGACCACAATCCTACTGTGTCTATATACGATGGGCAGGGCACTACACATGCGACAGCTATAAACTCAGTGTCTGGCTATGGTACTGGAGGCTGGCACTTTACCTCGGTTGAGCGTGAGATAGATGCCAGTGCCAGTGAGGTAACGATATATGTTGGTGATTCTACAAATGCTAATGGTACTACGAATCTAGTATATTATTTTGATACTATTAGTATAGAGGTTGATGGTTCTGGTGACGAGATTTGTGTGGGTATGGCGACCCACAATAACATTACATACCATGCGCAGGGGCAGGTAGTAAGTAGATGGGATGAGAACAGAGACTGTTGGGATGCTGTATATATACACGCTAGTGCAGATGCGACAGACATAGTACATTTTGATAATAATATCTATGTGGCATTTGGGTATAGTGCGGCGTATATTTATGGTAGCCTAACAACGTGGACTGTAAGTACATTGTCGAGTGCTATTAAGTATGCTAAGTACTTTGCCGTGGCTCGGAACAATGCTGGCAACCTAGCACTGTGGAAAACTGAGACAGTTAATACAATTAAGTCGGCTACTGATGCAACAAATAGTGGTAGTTTCTCAGGCGCATATACAATAGGCTCCTCAGACAGAGACATTACTGGACTGTTCTCAGCATTTGATACTATAATGGTTGGCAAGGAAGATGGCCTATGGCAGTATAATAGGACGTATGCTGGTACATCTACGGCTGAGAATGCTTTTGCCCCAGTATCTACTGAGTGGGATAAAGGTGTACACTCTGGTAACTTTTCTACTGGCGCTGAGTGGCACGGTTTCTTTTACACTACCGCATCTACCCAGTCTATCATACGATGGGCTCCGGGGCAAATACAGGACATTACCAGCTTATTCGTAGCCCCTAGAATACCGGGCTATGGTGGTGAGATTAAGGCGTTAGCGCCCAGCCCACACGAGATGTGGATTGCCGCTGACATACCTGAGACTGCTGAGGCTGGTGTGTTTGGGGATTTCCCGATTGGTATTGGTGGGGCGTCCAGTAAAAATATTAAAATTATATCTTTAAGGCAAGATTCTAGTGGGGCGTTTAATGTTCACACTATGGATGAGGCTAAGTTTGGTGAGATAGATGCTTTAAATGTATATTATGATGAGGCATCAGATACTAGGTATTTAGTTGCGGCTGGTAGAGTGACTGGTGGTGGTACTGAGAGAGACCACGCAAGGTCTTATAGATGGTCACTACCTACTAGGTCTGCCGCCCCATATATTGATGCAGGTACTGTGGTGGCTAAGTCTGGTACGTTTGATACTTCTATCTGGCACGGTGGTGTGCCGGGTACTAGTAAGGCGTTCTTGAAAGCGGTGTTCTGGGTGGAAAACATAGGTAGTGCTGGGAGTGAGACTTTAAAAGTACAGTATGGTTTGGACGGTGAGGATAGTGAAACTTACACGCTAGGTACATTGTCTAGTACTGATAGAGTACAGACATTGTACTTTAAGGACGCTACAGTTACCAGTGGTGGTGCAGACATTAACCCACTCACGCAGGCAACTGGGCGTTCAATACAGTTGAGGCTCACACTCACAACTACAGCACCTGAGAATAAAGACCGTCCAAAGCTATTCGCTTTTGAAGTACACAGTACTTTGAGACCGCCTAAGTTAAAAACGTGGGAAGTCTTTGTCAGGATTGGCGAGGACATGATGCAAGAGACAGGGTATTATGACCCAGTATCGAAGACCAAACAACTCACAGACCTCGACACGCTTGAAGACCAAGTGTACCCGATATACTTCAAGCACAACTATGATGGACACGCCGGGTTTGATGAAGAGAGCAGTACTTCAGTACAGATTGTGGATAGGGAGAGAGTGTCTATCGGTGATGAGTATGAGGTACATAGGGTAGTATTGCAGGAGACAGATACAAGTGACTAGAAGAAAATTAACTAAAGCAGATATAGTTAGAAAGATGCGTATTAAGGCTAGAATGGTAAAGGGCAGAGGCATCCATAGGAAAATTGCATCTAAAGTACGACAGTCGAAAAGGAGGCGCAGTGCCAAAAGTAGGTAAGAAACATTATCCCTACACTAAGAAGGGGAAAGCGGCAGCTAAGAAAGCTGCCAAGAAAATGAAGAAAAGTAAATCTAAGTACTAATCCTCACTTGGGAATTGTACTTCGTGCATGGAGTCGAGGAAAGCTATTACAGCTTCCTCGGCACTCCCATAACTATCATCTCCTTCAGTCTCAGTAATCACTCGCCCCTCAAATACAGTCGATTTTAAATTATCGTTCTCCCCATTCACCACGGATATAACTAGCTGTGCAATACCGGGGTGTTGGTGGAACATCCCACACGGTGTTTTTGGCTGACCACTCCTCACCTTATCTAATGCTACACCGCAGTTTGGGCAACGATTATACTTCAGTCTTTCCATTTAAACTTCTCTTTGTAAAATATTTTCTTGGTATAAAGTACTGTACTCCGTAGCCCCAGTCGGCCTCAAAGTCAGCCCAAGTTTCTATCTCTTCTAGGTCTATAGTATACAATATTTTCTCTTGTTTGTCTAGTACTTCTAGGTTACGTACGCCCTGTACTGCAAGGCTATCCCAGATAGCGGCGTCCATCCCCCAAGCGTCCCACTTTCTAAACAAATGCTTACTCTTGACAACATACTTTCTAAGGGTGTCACCGTTAACTGTGCCCCACGTTTGTCCGTCAACTACTATGCGCTCGTCTTGTAATGCTATCATCGTACCTCCTCAGTACTAATAAATGTTTCCAATGTTCTTCTGCTCTAGACCACTCACTATTATGCCATGCTTCTCTGAATAGTTGTTGATGTTTAGCGATGGCCTTTCTTAATTCTTGTAAGGCTTCATTTGGGCCCATGTCTTTCCTACCTCTGGTTCAATCGGGAAGGATATTGGCATGACATTGTTTAGCATTGTCTGTGTCAATTCTATCACACTATCAAGCTGTTCTTCCCGAACTTCTAATATAACTTCATCATGCACTTGCAACAGTAGGTGTGCATCCAACCCACACTCGTGTATATTATCCCATAGATTTCGCATAGCTATCTTAATACAGCTTGCGGCTGGCCCCTGTATGTGGAAGTTAATGGCCTCTCGTAAGGCCGCTTCCCTCTGGAACTGTGCCGCAGAATATATGCCGGGGAACCAGCGTATCCTACCAAAGTAATCACGAGCATATCCGTGTGTGTATATCTCGTCAGCTACCTTGTCTTGGAATCTAGCTAGCCCACCATAACGAGCAGTAATCTTTGCGTAACCGCTTAGGCTCTGCTCCATTGTCAGGCGAGGGTCAATCTCTTTTAGTTTGCCAGCACCTGCACCATACACCAAGGCTAGGAAGAACGTCTTGGCAGTGTGCCACTCCTGCTCGTCCACACCTTTAATAATATCCCTGCCATAAATGTCCTCACCTATCAAGGCATACGGTGTTAGTCCTTTCTCAAAGTCATCTCTTAACGTAGGCTCAGGTGCTACAAGACTTGCAATCCGTGGCTCCTGCTGTCCCACGTCAGCGGCTACCAAAACATATCCCGGTCTAGCCACCAAACACCCTCGTACCATTCTGCCATACTCTTCGTATTCCGCTCCCTTACCTCGTCCGTGGTGTGGGATTTGTTGCAGGTTGGGGGTGGAGCAGGACAGTCTTCCTGTGGCTGGAGCAGACCCAGACGTATCAGAAGACTCTTCATAATAACCTCCTTGGTTAAAGTTAGGATGGAGCGCACCGTCCCACCCACTTAGTTCTTTAAACTTTCTTGGAAACGCTCCCAGTTTTCGGAACATCTTGAAGTCCAGTATGGCATTGATTGTGTCCTCGTGCCAACCTTCCAGACCCCTAAGAGTATTCTCGTCAGTACAAAGTAGTCCTTTACCGTCAGTGCGTTTAGTAATAGGCGCACCATTCTCCTCAAGCCACCGAGCAAGCTGGTCACCGCTACCGATATTCACCTCGATAGGTATATCGTAGTGTGCCCTGCACTCAGCATCATCTTGTTTCTGTTTGAAATACTCGATGGCTTTGTCCACTGCCTCCGGGCTAACCAGTACACCCCTTCTCTCCATATCCGACAACACAGGTACGAGCGGCATCTCGACATTATTATACACATCTTCAAGACTGTACTCCTTTAGTCTTTCGACTAGCACCTCCCACAGTTGAAGAGTATTGTCTGCATCAGCCGCCGCATACGGCAGTATCTCTTCTGCTGTCAACTCACTCATATCCTTACCACCAGTCACCTCGGAATAGGTGATTGGCTTTATGCCTAGTTCTTGTACGGCAAGGTCTTTAAGATGTGTTGACGGCAGGCCGAGAAGGTATGCCGCAATCTTAGTGTCTTGGAAGTTGGTGAGTACTATGTCATTGTTCTTTAGATGAGTATATTCAAATTTAGAGTTGTGACATATTACTTCTTGGTTAGGGTCTTCCAGTATAGCTTTCATTTTGTATGGCTTCTCTGGTATGTACGAGGCTCTGCCCGGAATGTCCGACCAACTATACCCCACGATTTCAGCCTCCTGCACGGCAAACCGCCCCCCTCTAGTGGGACTCGTAGTCTCAAGGTCGAACCCTAAAGGCCCAACGTGCGAGATGTTGCCGTACAGAGAATAGTCTGTGCGTGGAGTAACTTGTTTATTGTGGAGTTTCGTCCTCAGTGCGGCCCAATCCTCCAATTGTACAGGCCATAAGTTCGGGTTATGCAGGGCGGCGGCTGGATGGTACATCGGAACCAGTAGAAACCCCTCACACTCTAACGGCACACCATGCTCACGAGTAAGGGACAGGTCTGGTTTGAAATATTTTCCAGCTACCGAGCCGAGCGTCACCACAATCGTCGGCCTAACTTGATTCAATTCGTCCTCCAACCAATGCGAACAAGCGTTTATCTCACGCTTATACGGATTACGGTTGCGAGGGGGACGGTGTTTAACTAAATTGGTGACGTAAACGTCATCTCTACAAAGCTGTGCTTGTTCGAGCAGTATCTCTAACTTAGCACCACTTGCCCCTACAAAGGGCTCACCAATCTCATCCTCCAAAGCACCCGGAGCCTCACCCACCAGCATAATATGGGTAGGTATTGGCCCCACTCCTTCCACTACATTATTAGCGTCCTCGTATAATGGGCACTCTTTACAGTTGCTTAAACCAACGAGGGGCGTCAGAATGTTCAAATTTTTCTCCTTCAACAGTTTCTATTATCATGTTGTCAATGGACGCAGAGGGCCAAACAAAACTGGTGTGCCTGTCAGAATCCTCTGGGTTGTGCTGTACTATGCTGAGAAATCCGGGGAGACCTATTGGGTCGAGGAGTTCTACGTCCTCCAACTTAATAAGTTCCCCATCTCCCTTCAGCTTCAGTACAACAATCAAACAGCTACGGCGTCAGCCGCACCTATGCTGTCATCATAGCTGACCGCATACAGGTTAACAAAGTCCCCGGTCTTGGAGTACTTGATTGTCCCTGTAATTAGTTGCCCTACAAGCATATCTCCGATAGCCTGCAAGTACTCGCCAGCCTCAGTTGGGTCTTCGATATCTTTAAGTGCAGTAATGCACTCGTCCAGATTCATACCCAAGTCTTGGTCACTAGTAGGACTATACTCTAGGGACTTTAGGTAGCCCTGTAGTTTTTCTGTAGTCATCCTTCTAATAACTCTGTTCCTCTCCTCGATGGGCTTTGGTGAACTAGATGTCTCACTAGCAAACCAACCCAAGAACTCGGTGTGGAACCTACCAGCAGTCCCCTGTCCAGCGGCGGCAATGGTCTTGTGACCTAACCTCAACCGTGGGAGACCGTTATTATCGAATAGTTCGGCATCGGTAATCTCTAAAACGTACTTATCCTCAGCTATCCTTGAAGCCTTTCGTGCTTCCTCTTCTCTTTCTTGAAACCCTACCATGCTTTCTGTGTTAAAAGGCATTTCTTCTCCTATTTCTTACTTGTTTCTCCGACAATATTATTCATAACCTCCTCGACATCTGTCCACATGGCGTTTTCCATAGTCGGCGGTTGGTCAAGCCATAAGTGGGCAAATATATTTTTAGTCCAATAGTCCCCTCCACCAAGCCAGTGGGACACGTGAGTAGGGGTTTTAATTGCTTTACCCCCAACCATTCTCGTCTTCACATCTTGCTCAAGGTACACTACCATGTTGAAGTAATGCCCCATGTTGTGGCGAGCCCATCCTTCCATAGCTGGATAGTATTTAAACTCATCCATCCATTCGGGGTCACCCTTCACGGTACTACCTCGTGCTGTAGTATTTCCTTTTCGCAATTCTGCTACTCGTGCCGTACCAATCACGTTGGCGTTTAAAGTTTTGGGGTGTAGCAATTGCATAAAGTTAATGAATGCTCTTTGCCACTCCCTGTACACCTCAAACTGGTCACGAGGGTCATTGGACTCTCGATACGCATAGGTAAAGTCATAGCATAGTTCGGTAAAACCGTCTATAACTAGGTCAGTTACCCCTGCCTCTTGTCCCTTTGGGCTGTTCAGTGCCTTGAGATAAGTCTCAAACTCCTGAGCAAACTTAATCGGGTTGTTCTGTGGTAGTGGGAAACGTACGACATTCTCTTCGGGTATACCTAGAGCGTCGTTCTCCTCTCTACCTATCAACAATAGCCTGCCGTTCTTGCCGGGCACAGGCTCTCTCTTCATGTAGTCCCAGAATGAGGACACCGCTAACGATGTCTTACCCACTCCGGGCCCACCATATAACAAACTACTAATGTGCAACGTATTCCTCCTCGTAATACTTTTCTGCTATTATACCATTAACGTCAGCCCCAGTCAACCATCCTCGACAGAGTTGCTGGTAGTCACACCAGTTACACAGCGGAGAAAAGTGATGCGTCGGCTCCTCGGTTTCCCGAACGTCATTTGCTAATCGTACCATATCCAACCCTGCGTTGTCAATAGCCTCCTGAGAAATCAAAATCTCGTTGCCCTCAAGCGGAAAATCTTGGGTACTCCAGAGGATGTGCTGGCGGTAAAATGGCTGACCTTCCAGCCAGTCGTAAGCCTGCTGAAGAAGCCACGCATATCTGATGGGCTGTACGCCCCACTCTTCATAGTTGAGGAGTTTCTTTTTAACGCCTGCTCCCTTCTCGCTACAAGTTTTAAACTCGTATATCACAACACCGTAGTCGGTTACTGTCCATAGGTCTGGCTTACCTACGTATGTGATGCCGTCAATATCTATCTCTAACTTATCTTCAGCGACAGGTGTCGTAACATCAAGCAACCACTTGGGCACACGGTCAACCATACGCATAACTCCGGGCTTAAACCTATTGTCATCGTCTAGTATGTTGTGTACATGGTCGTAAGCGTCACTAATTTTACCTGTCATTATGGCACGTTCCATTGCGTCGTGGAATGTAGTGCCTGATGTTAGTGGGCCACTCGGAGTATAGTTATACTCCTTGAGTCTCCTACCTCTGTATGTATATTTCATCTGACACTCTTGCCAGTTGTCGAGTGCCGTTACGCTAGTTCGCATGTAATAATTCTCCCAGTGTTTTACGCTGTCCTACGTGTAGTCCAGCCTCTTTCCATCCATCCTCATTGTCATCGAGCAGTGCTTTCACATTGCCCTCATAATAATCCTCTAACTTCACAGCGGCGGTAGGCCCAACTCCGTCTATAAGTCTACGGACTAACTTGCGGAATGGACTACTGTCCTGTATTCTTTTGAAATCATCGCCTGCCACTATGCTAAGTAGGTGGTGACCGGGTTGCATTATGTTTCTAATCCTAGTCAGCGTACCCAGCAGATGGGACTCACCCGATGGCAACAATACCATATTACCACGCAAGTCCCACTTCAACAGTTCGACAATTAAGTTTAGGTTGTTGAGTTGCCACCAATCAGGCGAGAACTGTGACTTAGAACGTCCCTTATTAGTGAATCGAAGTCCAAGAATGGGGATATCCACACTCCCTTCAAGCCTCCTAAGCTGACGTTGCAGTCGCCTGCTTCGTAGACTATTACAGAGGTCATGAGCCTTTTTTTCTTCAATGCCGACAATGTGTCCGCCATTGGTGACGAATACGTAGTCTCCTTCCGTAAGTTTTGCGACAGTGAAACCTTTCCTACTGGATTTTTTGACGTACCCAGCAACGTCCTGACGCCCATCCACGTATATATCATCGGCACTCCCTAAACATTTGTCTTTGTAGTAAAGTTCTCCCTCCTCTACTCTGTACATTTATCCTCTCTTTATTCACCTTCTAATAGTTTCATTCCTAATGCTATCACGCCTCCTGTACAACCAGTGACGATAGCCACGAACTCCGGGTTTTCCGCTTGGATGGCAAGTACACTTACTACTCCTAGCACACCCAGTGCTACTATGATTTGGGGTCTAATTTTATTTAACATTATTTCTCCTCTGCCAGTTTAATTAATTGTTTCGACTTAGTTACAGGGTCTCTATACTGTACTAAAAATCCAGCATCTACCCATTCACTTCTCTGATTCAGCGACCTCCTAACACCAAACCCTAAATCCTGTAATGCCTTATCTAGTTCTTTAATCGGTCTCGGCCCCTCACTCAGCAACGATATAGCTACCGCCTTCGGGTCTTGCTCCGACTCTACCAGTATACCACGCTCTTCATCAAAACGCAACCACTTCTTGTCGAGTTCGGGTCTGTGCCTAGTTTTTTGCCAATCAAGTTCTATCACTCCGGGCATTCCTTGTACCTTAGTCAGTCGTCCTATTGTATCTGACCAGCCGTTTAGTGCCGAGTGTCCTCGTAAGTCATCAGCACCGAACGACCTGCCTTCTTTGTCACCCTTCCTAGGATGGTGTATAAAGCCTACGCCTGAGCCTGTAACATCTGCTACCTTGTCCAGCATGTTTAGGAAGTGGCGAATTAGTTTGTCGTCTAACTCACTACCGTTCAACATCTGTGATAGTGGGTCTAGAAAAGTATAGCCAGCACTACTAAATCGTACTGCCTTCTCTAATGCCTCCCAGTCATCAGGCGTTGCCATCACCAAGTCCCTCACATACCCATACTGTACGCCATGCTCGCTGAGGTCTAATGAACTAGCCATCTCCCTCGCTCGCTTTTGCATTTGAGGAGGCACAAGTTCTGCCTGTAAGTACAGAGTCTTGACATTTTCCTCAATCTCATAGCCCAGCCAGTTGTCACCTGACGCTAACGCAACGCACAATTGCATTGTAGCAAACGACTTAAAAGAACCGGGCGAGCCATACAATATTACTCTACCGCCGGGAACGATAAGACCATTCTCCATGACGGACTCAGGCTCATCAATTTCTAAGGCAATAAAGTCTAAAAGACTCATCACCTCTATTTCTTTTGTCATTCTCCTCCTCGTATACATTATACCCACAGATGGGGCAGACTAGTTCTCCATACCAGTCCTTATATAAATATCCACAACCATACTTACAGACATTCACAGTTGCACCTATAGTCGCATTGTTCACATTCGCACCAACTTGTTCTTTTACAGTTTTCCATGCAATCACAACCATCTTCTCCACAATAGCACGGCTCTTCAGTCCAGCCGTGTATATCGCAGTAGTAGTCAGTCATGCCTTCTCCAAACTCTAAAGGCAGTAGCAAATACTATAGCCAGTATGCTTAGGTTTATTAATAATTTTAAATCATATTCCATTACCCACCACCTGCGTAGTTATTCTTAGCCCACGTGTCTAGTTCATTATACTCGTTACGTTGAGCCACTCTGTTAAATAAATACCTGCTTAGACCATACATCTCTTTGGCACAGTTAGCACATATATTAACTGTCTTGTGATGCCCAAAGTCATGATACTGTGGCACTCGCATAACTACTCTACGCTTACTACACGCTACACACTTCTCTTTATCACGCCAATGATACTCTTCCTGTGCATATCTATCTCTTCTATCGTCATGCTCAGGGCTAAACACAGTAATACCTTTGTCCTCGTACTTGGGCTTACCAAATACTGCTGTCAACATGTCCATTAAGCTCATTCTGTCTCCTCTAAAACATTCCTAATATATATGCGTCTGTTGTACTTACCTTCTCTCCCAATGTCAAGTCATAGTATCCTCCATCTTCCTGTGTTTCAAACTCGTGGGTTGCCATCTCGATAGCTGATTCCTCGTCATCAGCCTCCACAGTATAGCTTAAATATGCCCTTGTTGTCAAGGTCACGTGCCAGTCTTTAGTATTTTCACTCATACTTTTCTCCACCACACGTTAAACATTCATCATTTAAAAACGGGCGTTCAGCATCGCATCCCATGCACATAGCCCATTCATCTTGCCGAATTTTTCCCCTGTTGACGGCATCAATTACCGCCTGTGTACCATCAAATTGATAAAGAATGTACGCAAGTCTTTCGTCTTGGTTCCACCTGTCATTAGCGAAATCTATTTCAGTCATCTAAACCCTCCTCATAATTCCATATACTAATAACCTCTGCTAAATCCCTATACGACCAACTGCCATTTAGTACCCTGATAATTATCTTAGGTGCATCATCAGCTTGCTCAAGCCATGACAGTACATCTGTTTCTTGTATCTCACTTATCAACATTTTTCCTCTCCAACATATACTCATTTTCTAGAAACCCATCTGCTAACTCCATAGTATAACATGCTATTGCCTCATCCATACAGTAGCGGTGAACAAGGAATGACACCCCACTCTCTACGTCAATCCAGTCGTTATCTATAGCACCAACAGTAATAGGAACAACCCCCCATTGTTCTCCTTTAACAGTTGTCAAACATATCTCACAAATTCTACCTCTCATCTACTTCTCCCTCTCTGTACCTAACCATTGTGTACTATCCTCGGTGCTATTTACAGACCACACCTTATACTGCATAGACTCTACCTCGTCTATCATATCGTGCGGTATCTGCTCTAACTCACCATCTTTGGTAACTCTATTATACACTTCTACTAGGCTGTCCCCCTTGATATATTCGGTGCAATCCATCACAATCTGGAAGTGTACGCTATACATCTTAGTCAATCTCAAACTCCTTTAGGAACATATCAACGTGTACCCACGCATCATCATACTCACCAGCGTCATTGGCATTAACAATGGCATCTGCATAATACTCTAGCGTATCAGTAAACTCCACTTCTCTATCCTCTACATCACCTGCATCCCAATACTCATCCTCACTATCACCAAAGTAATACTCATTTACTCTTTCAGAGCCAAAGTCTCTAACTATCCATTCTAAATCAGCGAATAATTGGTCAGAGAATGGGAATGATGGTTTACGCATCTCAGCCCACTCGCTATCGTAGCGTAGGAAATAATGGCATAATGCACCACCTACACAGAAGTCAGAAGTCTTTTGGTTTCTGCCTACCCTGCTCTTATATAACTCCTTAATAATCAACGCTAAGTCACTATCTTCGGTAATTGCTGGCGGTTCTCCAATCATCTCACTAGACATTATACTAATCCCTCGTTTAACTCTGCTAATAAACCAATACTAAAGTCGCCGTATGTCTCAGGGGTTACGTGTAGTGGGCTTATATTAGCTGGCACTCTACTTACTTCCCTGCCCTCATCATCTCGCACTATAGCCCACGATGCAGGCTTGCTATTTCGTAGCCTCTTAGGATTTGCCATCAACCACATATTAACCTCGTCAAGACAGTAATACTGAGGTGTTACACCATTCTTGCCCTGCCTCTTAGCACCGTTTTTAAATATCCCATCATACGACGGTAGCCCCCTATACTGCCATGTCCTCACTAGCGAACCTTTAACGCCTAACATAGCCCCAATCTCTAGCCCTGACCTACACCTCACTCCGCATGTTGGGCAAGTTGGCAATACGTCACAGCCATGTCTTAATTGAAATGCTTTATTTTGAACTTGTTCTACTCTCATTACTCTCTCCATGAAAACTTAATATCTTGATTTGCTACTTCTGGCTCGCCTGTAACTAACATAGCGTTGCCAGCAATACTTATTAACACCGCTTGCTGTCCTTGTTCCAGCATCGTGTGTGCCAACCCCATTATACCCTCATCCAAGTTATTACCTATGAACGAAAGTATATGTACTTCCTCCTCTACCATAGTGTGGCTGTCATCTATCCATACACCCATACCCACCGTAACAGTTACTCCTCCAGCCTCGGCAGTAACATGATTAATTAAGTCGTCTATCTCGTCTGTAACGGAATCACAAGGTATCCATATCTTATGTTCTACCCCTAAAGGGTCAACTCTAAATTTAAGAGACATGTATCATACCATCCTCATCTGCATGTTGTTCACAGAATTCTATTAAAGGTTGAATTTCTTTTAGTATAGTTATTGCTGGTTTAGGATTTATTAATGGACTCTCTAACTCATCAATAGCTATACGTATAAACGGTAACCAACTAGGAACTATCTTGTTGTTATGTGTTACTTTATCTACTGCCATACTGCACCCCCTGATACTAATACTTCTTTAATAGTCACCATATCTATATCCTCCTCTGGTATATAACCACTTAATGCCCAATCTCTTAATGCCTCCTCTACAGCATTTAACTCATACTGCTCATTATCGTACTCACCCTCTATGTATATATTAGCGGTAAAGTCTCTCACGGTGTGCCTCCTTTGGCGATTGATTTGGGGACAGCTTAGCAGGTTGCGGTGGTGTTGTCAACAGGGCAATCCGATTCATGAAATCTGCTTCAGTATTGCACTATGGGTGCTATTGTGCTAAGCTCTTAGCAAATCAGGAGGAAGTTATGAACAAACACGAATGCCAAGTACATCCGAGAATGTACCTAAACGAAAATCACAAAAGCTGGTGTTTAGCTAACCAAATGCTATGTACACTTAGCCGACACATACTTATACCTAGCAGGCACAAATAGGTGACACATGCTTTGACACATACTACCACATTCGTGCCTAGCAGGGTGACATGTGTTGCCATGTGTCATACTTATATATATGTAATAAATATAAGTACAGGTATTTGCCCTCGTTTACTTGCACTGATGCCCTCGCTCGGTTGCACTGATGCATCAAAAATCTGGCGGATTCCGGGGGGAAACCTGAAATTTCGTTCATGCTTCAAAACTCATGAATCAGAATTCATGAAATTTGATTCAGTAATTCTTGAGTCCAGGCATTTTTTACTTTTTTTATACTTTTTCAACATTTTTGTGCTAAGTGTGCTATACTCACGAGACAGCCGAATCTAAGCCACGGAGTAAAACGGCAACGGCACAAAATAATCGAGTATTGGAGAATAAAATGTCAGGCAAATTAGAAGATACATTTATAGCGAAACGGGCTAGCAAATCGGGAGACTTTGTGGAATTTGTCCCATTAATGACAATCTCACCCTATAAGCCTCTGTGGGTAGGCTTTCAAGAAGCTACCGAACTATTAGGACATATTACTTTTGGTTCTAAGGGCACTAGGATGAAACTGTCAGCTATGGCAGAGGGGGGTAAAAAGTGATTACCTCAATATTTGAGCGTGTCCAATGGGTGAAGGGGGCGTTAGCAGCTAATGAAGTTGACCCCGAAGACCATACTATTAAACACAATGTTGTTGACACTTTCCTGACTGATGACAAGTTAGGTAAGAGTTCATGTGGTGGGGTGTGTGCTGTCGGGGCTATCATGGCAGACTTAGGGGCTACGATGGTGGATTTTTCCGACGGTCTGCCGTTCCTATCAATCCTTGGAAATTGGACATATGAAAACGCAACAAAGGACAATTTCAAACGCTTTGTTGAAAGACTGAGACGCTACGGCGTGGACTTATCGCAGAAGTTTTTTAAAGAGTATTTATTTGCTGTCGAATGGTACGCATTAGCTCAGAGCCGAACCGATAGTTATATTGGAAGGTTCGACAGTATCGAAGGTTGGAATGATTCGGGCTATGCTACTGAGGAAGACGTTAGGAACTTTCTTGATGTGCTGGACACTTATCCAGCCTACAGGATGGTAGCCGGATTACTCAGCGAGTCAGACAGCGACGAATTGCGACAAATCCACGCACAATGTCAGCGGCTGGAACCTGAATTCGACACTTTCAGTTATAACCACCAGACCGAGATATTTAATCAAGTGTTTGGTTTAAGTGTTCATGCGAATTGATGATGCCCTAGCCTATGTGTTTGGGGTACTGTTTGCCCTTGTCATGTGGCTAGGCGGTAAAAGACGTTAACAAGTGGGCTGGGCTAATCCCCCAGCCCTAAATTTTAGGAGTAAAAAATGGAGAAGAACTACTATACTGGATGGAGAACATCGAACTCATTCAGAAAACGTAAACAGTACACTAGCCCCGATTTATACGACATTAAATATATTGATGGAAAACAACTAAATACTTATCAATTTGAGGACAAGGGGCGTACTTGTAACTTATGTTCTAGAACTGACCTTGTGGGGCTGTTTTACTGCCAATATCCAGCTAAAACGCATAATTATAAAATTGAGCGTGAGGAATATATAAACAATCAATCAATCTGCACAATGTGTGCTAATCGGGTGATGATATGAACCAGAGAAGAATTCTAGAATTTATACACGAAGCTAGTCAGACGTTCGCAATGGCTTTAATGCTAATGTGGAAGGGTGGAGTGGTTGGGATGGATGCTCGTTGGCTAGACTGGGGCTGTGACCCAACCCAGCACATGACAGACTTATTAAAAGTGCTGGAAACTCAATCAGTTGCTGGTATGCACTTTCTAGCGTGTGGATGTATTGTTGTTTTGACCAACGAACATGTTTATGTGAATGGATGCAACGACCAGCACAAAGAAAGTTACACAGGGGCGGACATTGCAAGGATGTTACTTGAGTTAGACCCAGAACATTATGATGACCCGATAGGCGGTATCGAAAATCACCCAATACCATTCAGTCTAGAGGATGAAGAGAACCCAAGAGATAGACTCCAGCATGATATACGTTGGGAAAATTTCATGAATGCAGTCAAAGATATCGAGTTTGATTTTGGGGAACGTGACAATGGATAAATTCAGACTTAACAAGATGGGGTGTCGCCACTTCTACCGGACTGAGATGGTACAAGAGAACGTGATAGAAATATCTTGTGTTTACTGCGAGATTGTGAAAGTATTTCCAAAACCTAATTTAAACAGTCTACAAAGGAAGGCAAGGATTGAAGATAAAATTCGGGAAGACAATCTGGCTAATAACAAGAAAAACAAGGCAAAGGATAAGGATAGTAAATGACTACGATAAGAACACTTAGGAATGGGCTAAAGAGATTTAGGCGAAAGATAACCAGAAATCAGGATGAGCGGTATCTAGATGCCGATGGTTACTATTGGTATGCATGCCTGATATGTGACAAGCCATTGTATAGCGAGTGGACGGTAGGAGCAGTAAGAGTACATAGTACTGGGGAATGGGCTAGCTTTTGCGTTCATCACAATAGTGTCGAGATAAGCAATGTAGCCAACATGACCGAATCACAATTACTTGACCTAAAATATGACAAGCCAAGGGGGAACTAATGACCGCAAAACGAGGAAGACCAAAGGGAAGTAGCCCAAAGAATATAGTGTTAAAGAATCCAGAATCACTATTAACTAGTTATCATTTATGGCTAGATGGAGCTAGTCAATCCGAAATAGCGAGACAGCTTCCGGTGAGTTTACGTACCGTTGGTAGATGGATAAACCATTTCAAGACACTACCAAACTATGAAGTAGCGTTAGATAGACCTGACTTCTCATACCACCTGATGGAGTTGTACGAGATACCGTGGCAAGCATACGAGAAAGTAATACAACTAATGGCGATATTATACGAGCCAAGTTGGACGCCCCGAATGGCTAAATGGGCTTGGCGTATGCTACAGCTTGGCAACCCATCCGACGATGAAGGCATTAATAGGTATTACTTCATTTCACGCTTTGTTGAAGCTGAGCAAAAGAGATTAATTGGGCTGGGCTTCAAGGATGAACTGGACGAAATCAGCGAAGAATTAAAGACAGCAATGTTAGGGGGGAACCATGATATACATAATGCCAGTAAGTGAGATAGAAGAAAGAACAGAAAGGCTGGTACAAGTTAAAGAGTCAATTCTTGACAGCCAAGCCAAGCTGGAAGGCTACGCCGAAAGAGTAGATGAGTTAATTGGTTGGGCTGAAAGTGAATGCGACACTTTGGCTAAACACATAGCACTTCACAAAGCAGACATAAACCTCAGACTACGCAACAGGTTAGATGAAGCTGTAGACAAATAAAAAGGGCTAAACTCACGCCACACATGAAACCCCAGTCAAATGGCTGGGGTTTTTTGTTGCCCTCGATTAGTTGTGTTCAATGGTTGCCTATACCACTGTATAGTGGCAGGTAGGCTTGTGCCTGACCCCTTGACCGTCTTCGCCTACCAGTTCCGTGAGCCTTTCCTCACACAAATTCTTGAATATTGAGGCTTTTCCCCCAAATTTTAATTAAATTCAAGCCTAAAGCGCCCATTTGAAATTTTGAATTAAATCAAGTTGCGAATGAAGGGAATTTTAGCAATGGCGGCAACAACAAAGCCGAATATTATTGTGGCGGCAAACAGCATTATTACGTTGATTTCTGTGTGGCGGCCCAGCAAAATCAATATCCCATCCTCAAAGAAATGAAGTATTGAGACTATTGCGCCGAATGGTATTAGTTTCATGACTCTCCTTTAAATAAAGAAACGTGAGGCCAGTTACCTGACCCCACGCCGAGGAGGAGTGGTGCTTATGCACCGGGAGGGTGTCAATTAAGACACAGTTAATTATAGCACGTCTAGGTAGGGGTTGTCAAGCTACAATAAATATGGTATAATTGTTGTATGGGAAAACATGGTGGGGCTCGGCAAGGCGCTGGACGCCCTAAAAAAGCAGATATCGCTAAGGGAGAAGTGGTTGCACAAAAGTTGCAGACCGCATTTCAAACTGGCCTTGAAGAGATAGGTACTAGTTTACCTAAACTTATTCGGGCTAGCGTGGATAGTGCCTTGAGTGACGCCAAGGATGCCGGGGCAGACCGCCGTTTTCTCATCAAGCTATTTTCTGAGATGGTTAAGATTACTGAAGATGATAAGACCCCTTATGCTCAGTTGATGCAACAATGGGTACAGCAGGTGAATGTTAATGTGGACAGAGAAGGCGACAGACGTACTGAGGTTATTGAATCTGGAATTATCCCCAGAGCAAACTGACGTACTGTTTCATCCTAGCCGACTTAAAATAATTGGTGGTGGTGAAGGTGCAGGTAAGTCTTTCCTCGGTGCGCTGACTGGCGTAATACGAGGTATAGTTGATGCCCACGAAAATGGCTATGACGAAGAATTATTATACTGGGTGGTCGGTGCAGACTTTGAAGACGCCAGAAAAGAACTAGAATACATCCATGAGTGGTTAGATGAGATGGGGTTGGTAGATAACTCTAAGACATCCATCTCTACGCACAGAGACCAGAAGTGTATTTTGACAACAACGATAGGAGCAGTCTTTGAAACAGTATCTGGATATGACCCTAAGAAGATTGGGCGAGAACAGCCACAAGGTATTATTGGGTGCGAAATCAGTCGGTGGACAAAGGAAGTCTGGGATAGGTGTTACGGACGTCTTGCAAGACGCTATCACCGAGGCTCTTGGGGGTTTTTCTCCGGGTCGTTTGAGACTTCAGAAGGGTGGTTCCCAGAAATGTGGGAAGTGGGACAATCTGGCAACGAGTTAGATGTTACCAGTTATTCCCTCCCGGCATGGGCAAACTTAGCAATATATCCACTTGGCGAGAACGACCCAGCTATTAACCAGCTTCGGGCGCAAACAACCGAACCAAGGTTTATGGCAAGGTATGGCGGTAAACCTCACCCACCCATAGACAGTGTATTCCCAGAATTTAAACATGTAATACACGTTGACCCTACTGTGGAGTTTGACCCAATGGAGTCAACATACATATTCATAGACCCCGGCGACTTAGTGTATGCTTGTGAGTTTGTACAATTCATTGGCGATGAGGTATGGGTGGTAGATGAGTTGTATGTTTCTCATTGGACACACGAGCAAGTAATGCAGGGCGTACAGTTGAAGCCAGCGTGGAATAACATTAAAGATGGGGTGATGGACATTGCAGGTACACAACACCATATGGGACTCGGCAGTGCTTTTGAAGCGTGGCATCGGGACACTGGTCTCCAGATGCACGTCAACAAATGGCCCATCGACGCCGAGCTTGAGCGATTGCGCTCGGTACTCGCTCTTAACCCTAACACTGGTCGGCCTCGTTTGCGTATTAGCCCCAAGTGTCAAGGGCTCATTGCGGAAATGGGAGGAGGTACAGCGCCAGTCGCTAACATCGGACGATGGAGAATAAGGAACGGAAAACCAGAGGCTCGTAACGACCATGCGTGTAAAGCGTTATCTTATGGCTTACTTGAGAAGTTTGGTACAACAAGAATTGATGATAGAACTGCTGTAGTCGCAAACAGCTATTTGCGGCCCGGCGGTGATGACAGTATTTACGACAGTGTGCTATGGCATAACCGTGAAGGAGTGAATCCGTGGCAACCAACCTAGACGATTTAATATCGGCAAACGAAAACTACTATAGTGAAGCCCATCAGCAAATGACTGATTCGGATAATCTATACAATCAAGACTTCTACTTGAATATAGACTTACCCGAAAACATTACCGTACACAAGTCATCTAAGGCAACACAAATTGTTGACAACCTTAGAGACCAGATACGAGTCGATGAGCCAGTAGTAATATATCGAGAGCGTGGGCCAAAGCAGAAAGACCAAGACCATAAAGCCATGATGGAGATGTGGGGACAACATATACTGTCTCAAATATCCCAGAACGGCATGATTGACCCACTAGGTCAAGCACCGCACGACTTAATACTTCGTGGGGCGGCTTGCGTAAAGTTAATTGTTAGAGAGGATAGTTTAGAGGATAAGCCAGCTAAGATGACTAAGAAGGCGTGGGAGGCAGAGATGTCTCACAAGCCACACTTCATCGTCAAGCCAGTTGACCCTTTAAACTGTTACCCTTCACCATCTAATGAACTCACGTATATGATTGAGCGCCAAACCCGGCGAGTACTAGATATACGAGAATCATACCCACACTGGACTGACCCGAAGGCCAAGAGACTAGGCAAAGACCTAGCCAACAATCCTTTAAGGGAAGTTAACTGGGTAGAGTATTGGACAAGGGAAGATTACATTGTTGAAGTTGACGGCGAAAGAATTATCGACAAACCTAACCCATACGGTATAATACCGTACATCTACCGCTACAGCGGATTGGGTCGGTATAACGCTGACGGTAACCCTAAACATCTAGCGGTGGGGATACTTCACAGCATACAAGGCGAGTTAGAAGCCGAAATCGAGATTAAGACGGCTATGCGAGCGGCGTGGCAGTACCATGTATTTCCTAGACTGCTGACTACCGATGACCCTTCCCAAGTGGCTCAACAATTCCAGAAAGGGCCGGGTGCAGTAATTAAACATGCCCCCGAACGTCCACCCCAATGGTTAGAGTCCCCACCGCCCAATCAGCACATGATGGAGTTCTTGGCATCAGTCGATGAAAGTATTCGACGTACAATACCTGCGGCTCTTATGGAGCGACAGGCAGATGCTGGAATACATCAGGCAATGCTCATAGGGCAGGCACTAAAGATTATTAGTCCTGTCAAGAAAGCATTGAACTCGATGGGAACTGAAATACTAAACAAGCTGAGCCACTTAATGGCTTGGTTTGAGTTATCTATGTCAGTACAAGGCCCAAGGCAAGGCGCAACTGAGAGAATGATTAGAGCCAAAGATTTTACTCATCATCAGTTCGAGGTAACCTTCGAGGCTACAGACCCAAGTGAAGACGACAGAAGAATGCTGAGCGCACTGGCTGTCAAGCGAGAACCCGGTCTGATATCACGTTCTACATACCGAGAAAGATTCCTCAAAGGAGTTATACCGAATGGCGAAGAAGAGGAAGAGAAGATTATGGCTGAGCAAGTCATTGACCAATTGGTAGGTAGTGGTATGTTGGTACAGTCAGTTATGGCACAGATGCAAGCGCAACAGCAACAACAGCAGGCGCAGGCTACAGGTCAAGGACTGGCAGGGCAAATGATGCAGAGGGCTGGCGGAGCCGCTGAGATAGTGGGTGAGCGAGAGCAGGGCTTAGAAGCCATGATGGGTGGCGGCGAAGGTGGTAGAGTACCAGTGGGGCTAGAAAACGAAGGTATGGCGAACGCAGGAGTATAACATGGAAAAAGATATTACTGGACGAGCAGTAGAGAAGAGTGCCCGAATAGTACAACATGTTATGGAGCGTATCCAGCAGAAAGTACCTTTGGGGCCAGACCAAGTAAAGATGACCCCGGACGAATTAAAAAGAGAAGTTGCCAGAATGCGAGGCGAGCCATTACTGCAAATGGCTCAGATGCTCGGCAACGAAGAAGTATTGCAGGCATTAAAGGAGCGATAAATGGGCGACCCAGCAAAGCTAGGCACACATTATCATGAAGATGGTAGACCTCATCAAATGGGAGTTAATGCTCCAGAATTAAATGCAAATGCCGACCAAGAAGCCAACGCTATGATAAGTGGTAGTGGGCCGGGTACTGGACAAAGTAAGGAACCTCAGTTTGCTGACTTTACTGGAAGATACAAAGGCTATGGTTTTTTGCCTGACGCAGAAGGTAATGTTAAACAGTGGCGAAGTATTGAAGGACAGCAACTGTGGGAAAAGAATACAGGAAATGTATGGGGGAGTAATAGACCTGCCCCATATGGCAAACCAGCTACAATTGCCCCGGTTGCAGAAGCCAATCTTGGAACACTACCCTACCAATCACAGGCTGGTAGAGATGTAACTCCAGAAGAGTTATCAGATTTTACAGCAGAAATTGACAAGAGATTTGAAGGCTTTGACCTAACAGAATTCAATGAATCTTGGCAAAAAGCTAAACAGATTAATCCCAGTAATGCAACTCTAACTTCAGACGAGGAACATCGCCTAAACGAGTTTTTTGAAAACAAGGTGAGAGGTGGAGGTGCGTGGTTACGAGGCTGGATGGGAGGAGGACAAGCCGCTGGAACACTTGCTCCAGAGTTGGGAGTTGGCGATGATAAGTTTCGCAGAGAAGCCTATTTTAGAGCGGCACTACAAAAAGGTGCTGATAAAGAAATGTTAATGTCATTGGATTTCTTTAAGGACGTTGTATCAGTAGATGAAGCTGGGAAGGCAAGTGTTCCTGACTACTTAGAAGAAGATATTGAAGTAGAAACACAAAAAGATACTGAAATATTAGACTCACAATCGGCTAGTGACGAAATACAAAGGTTTGTATCTGAAATAGAAGGTAGTTGGTCTGACGAAGATAGGGCACGAACAGCTATTGACGTAGATAAAATAGGATATACTTATACCCCACCAAATTATGATGCCCAAGGTAGGGTAATATCTCAAGGACGGTTACATGCAGGGGATAATGCCGCTGAAATAAGTTCAGAAGACCGATTGAGGCTTGCTGAGGCGCTGGCAAAACAGGCAGATGCCCAAAACATTGCAAGCCAGACTAGAACTATGAATATAAAGTCTCAGGCTGAAATGGAGCAGTTAGAAGCTACACAGGCGTGGAAGACTGAAGAGAGGCAATCAGAACAGGAATTTAAAAGTCGTCAAGCAAGACTTGATAGAAATTTTGCTCAAGCTGAATTAGACCAAAGAGAACGTGAAAGAAGACAACAAGCTGAATTCCAAAGAGATATACAATATAGACAGATGCGAGCGGAGGAGCAGGCTAATAGGATAGCAGAAGCCAGAAATACAAATGAAAGACTAAGTATTGATAATGCTAAAGAGATGTCAGAGAATCAGCTTGCGATGCAGACAGACATGTATCAAGATGAGATTGCATCTAGAGAAGGCATGCAAGAGAATGAGTTTGAGCATCAAATAGAGATGCAAGAGCAGGCTCACGAGTATAATATGGCGGCTATTACCGAGCAAGCCATGCAACAAAGGCAAACGGAATCGCAACGTATACGAAAACAAGGTTTTCAAGATAGACTACTCCAAGGTCAGAGAGATGCTGGGGCTATGGATAGGCTTGCCAGACAAATCTCGGCAGACCACATATCTCAAGGTCGTGAAATAACTAATCAAAGAGCCATGCAAGCGGCAGAACTCTCTATGAGAAGAGCATTACAGCACCAAGAGTTAGGGGCTGAAATGGCACGACTTAGGCAGGCTGGAAGGCAAAATATAGACCAGACAAGAATAGCTGGCTATATGGAGAGACAAAACCAAGCTGAGCGTATTAGAGCAGACGAAAGAGCCCAAGGTAGACAAATATCTTCTACAGAGGCGCTGGCACGTGCTGACAGATTTATGCAACAGAACTTGCTAGAAAGGCGACTCTCAGCAGAGATGGGTCAACAACTTGTGGCTGGTCAGCAACAAATGGGCCAGATACAGGAAACTGGTATACAGGAAAGGCTCACCCAAATGGCTGGTCAGCAAAGGGCTGGGCGGCAAGAACTAGAACAAATACGAGAAGGCGGAGTACAGCAGAGATTAACTCAGCAAGAGGGCGCAACGCAGGGTATAGCGGCGATACAGGAGCAAGCAGAACAAGAAAGACAAACTTACCAGTATCAGCTACAACAACAGGAAGCATCTGAACAAAGACAGCGAGAAGCCCTTGGTATGGATACTGAGCAGACTATCGACGCTGTAAGAACTTCTACACAAAACTACAGTACTAGTATGAATGCGGCGCTAAAGCAGGCTGGCGAGACTGGCGACTATGAATCAGTTAATACTGCACTAGCGGCAGAACTACCCCCTGCCCCTCCCGGCCTTATGTGGGATAGTTCTAGCGGTTCTTTCCAGCAAAGAGGTGGTTTCCAAGGTCGAGAGATAAGTGCTGAAGCGCAACAGTGGATGGCTACAGCGGCTCCAGCGTTTAAGGCTCGTGATAGAGCAGAACAGGCTGTAACACAAGCACAAAAGATACAGATGGAAGCCCAGACTAGAAGACGAGCCACAGAGCAAGCACAGCAAGACTTTGCTGAGGCTATGCTAACTTCAAATATTGATAGCGCTGAAGAAGCCGCCGCTAGACATGAGATGGCGAAAACTTCAGCACTAGCTACTGAACAAAAGATGCAACACGTACAGATGTTATTTAATCTTCTACAAAATCCAGTACAGTTGGGGATGGCTAAGAGACATGGATTATTGGGACAGATAGAGAGTGCATTAGGCTTTTCAATGTCTGGTGTACCAGAATCTGCGCCCGGTGAAACTAATCTTGCTAACTGGCAATCTATGGATAGTGAAGATAGAGCATTTGCTATGGCTGACTATATAGAACAGGGTGGAAGCCCAGACGAATTTATGAGAATGGTCGCAAGTGCGGCTCCTGCTCAAATGAGGCAAGTTCAATACGGAGTTCTTTAAATGGTACAGATAAGCTACCTACCTCCTATTCTTAATAAAGAAGAGGAAGAAAAACCAAAAGAATACATAGTACCCACAACGCTTCTGACTCAGGGTAATACAGAGTATGAGGTTAACAAAGCACGTAACCTTGCAAACATGTCTGCGACTATGGAGCAGAACAATATACTGAAGCCTAAGAACCAAAGAGAGGCTATGTATAATATTGGTACTGAACTACAGGACAATAATATTGCCAAGGACGAGGCTTGGTGGAAGAAAGCGCTCGGCTGGCTAGAACCCTTTAAATACCTTGACGTACCTATAGAAATGGCGGCTGAGGCTGTATTTGACCCACTAGCTATGGCTACAGGCAGAGATTTGTCATGGGTTAGGGGTACGGCAGAAAGGGAACCTTTTGAGGCTTGGAGGGCAATGTTTGGCGAGGATGTCTCAGAGAAGACAGGGATGGGCGAGTTTATGGCTCGTATGGATATTGCGGCTGAAGCATTTGAAAAGCGCCCACTACTTGCCCAGCTAGGGCTTATGGGTGTTCAGATGGCGGCATCATTCGGTGCGGCTGGCTACGCTAGAGCGGCGGCGGCAGGCGCTAAGTGGGGTGGTACTCTAGGTGGTAGAACTGCTAGAACAGGCGCAATGATACTAGACCCTTGGGAAGTAGGCTTCCACGGACTTAAATATGGGTTTAGAGGCGCTAAGGCTGGTGTATCACTACTTACAGGTGGTATAGAAGCAGAAACTATAATGATTAAGCAGTTACAAGACCCAGCGACTGCCGCTATCATGGGGCAGACAGTAGATACTACCAGTACATTTGATGTGATGGCTGATAGGCTAAGGAGAGGAGAAGCTCTTGTCCAAGGCGGTAGTGGAAGCCCATTAGAGAGAATGTTAAATTCCCCGGCAAGTAGATATACTGCTAAATCAACAGCGCAATTAGCTGATGAGTTTGGTTGGGCTGGTGAGGCATACA